TTCCTCGTCCTTGAAAGAGCAATTGCTCTTGCCGCACGTAACGTGATGTTCGAATTCAACGATGAGTTTACTCGCGCAGAATTCACGAACATTGTTGAGCCATTCCTTAGAGAAATCCAAGGTAGACGTGGTATCACTGACTTCCGTGTTGTATGTGACGAAACAAATAACACAGCAGCAGTCATTGATAGAAACGAATTCATCGCAAGCATCTTCATCAAACCAGCACGTTCAATTAACTTCGTAACGCTTAACTTCGTTGCAGTTAGAACCGGTGTTGAATTTGAAGAAGTTGTTGGCTCAGTATAATAGACGTTAGGAGAAAATAAATGGCTATTCTTGGAGTAGACGATTTTAAAGCCAAATTAAAAGGTGGTGGCGCACGTCCTAACCTCTTTAAGGCGACAATCAACTTTCCGGCTTATGCAGGTGGAGATGTAGAACTTACATCTTTCATGTGTGAAGCTGCACAACTTCCTGGATCAATTATGGGTGTAGTTACTATCCCATTCCGCGGAAGACAACTTAAAATTGCTGGCGATCGTACGTTTGATACGTGGACGCCAACAATCATTAACGATACTGATTTTGCAGTTCGTAACGCGATGGAGCGTTGGATGAATGGTATTAATGCCCACAAGGCAAATACCGGTCTTACAGCTCCAGTAGATTACAATGCCGACCTATTGGTTGAGCAATTGGATAGAGACGAAAGTGTTCTGAAGACATACAACTTCCGTGGTTGCTTCCCAACAAACATCTCGCCAGTTGATTTGAGCTATGGCGCAAACGACGATATCGAAAGATTCCAAGTTGAGTTCCAAGTTCAGTATTGGGAATCAAACACGACTTCTTAATAAGATCATATATACTACTGGACCAGGCCTTAATTGGCCTGGTCTTAACTAATAATAGGATTTAATATGGCCGATAATTCGTTGAAACTTTTTGGGTTTGAGATTGCAAGATCTAAAACTAAAGAGAAAGAAGAAAAGAAACTGAAGTCTATTGTACCAACAGTAGATGAGGACGGAGCAGGATATGTTTCGGCCGCAGGTGCTCATTACGGTCAATATGTAGATTTAGATGGCGATAAGTCTAAAGACAACGCAACATTAATTCACAAATATCGTGGCGTGGCAATGCATCCTGAAGTTGATGCGGCTATCGAAGATATTGTGAATGAAGCGGTATCGGGTGGAGATGAGATTGCTGTTAGCCTTAATATGGATAACATTGAGGTCTCAAAGGGAATTAAAAGTAAAGTAATTGAAGAATTCGACCATATTTTGTATATGCTCAAATTTAATGATTTGGGTCATGATATTTTTAGAAAATGGTATGTTGATGGAAGATTAAACTTTCACGCTGTAGTTGATGAGTCAAACTTAAAGGCCGGTATTCAAGATATTAGACCTATTGATTCCGCTAAAATGCGTAAAGTAAAAGAAGTTAAAAAGACAAAAGATCCTATTACAGGCGCAAGCTTAGTTGAAGGTTCTACGGAATACTACATTTATCAAGAAAAACCTGGAGAACAGAATAGCGGAATCAAATTAACAAAAGATTCAGTTGTTTACGTCACATCGGGTTTGCTAGATGCTACTCAAAAGAAAGTAGTATCTTATATACATAAAGCTCTTAAACCAATTAATCAATTGCGGATGATGGAAGATTCTCTTGTAATCTATCGTCTAGCAAGAGCACCAGAACGCAGAATTTTCTATATCGATGTAGGCAATATGCCTAAGGGCAAATCTGAAGAGTATATGAAAGGTATCATGGCAAGATACCGTAATAAACTTGTATATGATGCTTCAACTGGTGAAGTTAAAGATGATCGTAAGCATATGTCTATGCTTGAGGATTTTTGGCTACCTCGTAAAGAGGGTGGAAGAGGAACTGAGATTAGTACTCTTCCGGGAGGTGAAAACCTCGGTCAGATTGATGATATTATTTATTTCCAAAAACGTCTTTATAGATCACTTAACGTTCCGATTGCTAGATTAGAACAGGAACAACAGTTTTCATTAGGAAGATCTACTGAAATTTCTAGAGATGAACTTAAGTTCCAAAAGTTTATTGATAGATTGCGTAAACGTTTCTCTATGTTATTTAGAGAACTTCTTAAGAAACAACTTCTTCTTAAAAATATCATTACCGAAGATGATTGGGAAACCTGGTCAAATGATATTATTTTTGAATTTGCTAGAGATAACCATTTCTCAGAATTAAAAGATGCAGAAATGTTAAGAGAAAAACTACAATCTCTAGATCAAGTACAAAATTATGTTGGCGAGTACTTTTCTAAAGAGTGGGTAATGAAAAACATTCTTAAATTTGATGATGATGAAATTTCACTTATGACAAAGCAAATCAACAAAGAGATGCCTGAAAATGATGAAGTTGAGGCTCACAACACTGAAGTTAATGACCAAATTCAAGCCGATCGAGATGCCGCTGCGGCTGACCGTGAAGCTAAAGCTGCAAAGTCAGCTCAATAATAATTTATATATAATCACAGCGAAATACAGGAGTTATTATGTCTGAAGTAGAAGAAAGAAATCCATTAGAGAATATGATTGACTTTGCATCAAACGCAGAGTTTAATAAAGCTAATGACGTTTTTGATGATGTTCTGAGACAAAAAGTATCAGATGCACTTGAACAAGAAAAGGTTGCATTATCACAAGAAATGTGGGGCAATGCATCTGCTGAACAAGAAGCTATGGAAGTTGATTTAGATATTACCGATGAAGATCTAGATGCAGCTGCTGAAGAATATGTTGAAGAAGACGAAGATTAAGTTAAAAGTTTAAAACATATAAATACATTAGAATATAAAAAGTGTATCCATGAAAACATTTAGACAAATACGTGAAGCTAAAAATACTATGCCACCTGGTGAGCACGTGTTTGACGCTAAAGTAAAAGGCTATAAGGTCATGGTGCATAAACAAAAGAATAAGTTTGTAGCTTATGTAGACAATGAGAAACTAGACGAATATTCGTCACTCAATGACGCTAAAAGGGCTGCTAACGAGTTTATAAAAATGGCAGGGGCTAAGTAATGAAGCTTATTACAGAGTATACCGAGACAGACGTTCAATGTCTTGTTGAGAAAAAAGAAGACGGTTCGAAGAACTATGTCATTGAAGGTATCTTTGCCCAGGCTGAAGGTAAAAACAGAAATGGTCGCATCTATCCAAAGAACGTTATGGAAGGTGCAGTAAACAAGTATTACACAGACCAAGTTAAAACTAAGCGCGCAGTTGGGGAACTAAATCATCCCGATGGTCCAACTGTAAACTTAGATAAAGTATCCCATCTTATCACAGACCTCAGAATTGAGGGAAATGATGTGATGGGTAAAGCACGTATTTTGGATACTCCAATGGGTCAAATTGTAAAAGGTTTGCTTGAGGGCGGTGTTCAACTAGGTGTTTCAACTCGTGGTATGGGAAGCCTTGAGAATAGAAACGGCGTTATGTATGTCAAAGAAGACTTTATGTTAAACACGATTGACATCGTCCAAGATCCATCTGCACCGAATGCTTTTGTTAATGGTATTATGGAAGGCGTAGACTGGGTATGGAATAATGGCGTTATCGAATCTAGGGAAATTGAAAGAATAGAGACTGAAATTAAGAAAGCTCCGAGAACTGATCTTTATGAGACACAGGTTCGCGAGTTCAAGAATTTCCTCTCGTTGATGAAAAACAAATAAGGAGTCAATTATGACTGATCAAGTAAATCAGGATATTGAGCTCGATGATGACGAGAATGTTGTTGAGGCTCACGATCCGAAAAATGCAGAAGATCAATCTGTTAAATCTGTAAAAGGCGCAGAAGCCGCAGGTAAAACAGCTCCAGCTCGCAAGGGTGACAAGAAAAACTCTGATAAATCAGATCTAACAGCTACTGCTAAACCATCTGGTTTACAAGCTGAAGATTACGATTTCTCGGGCGATCTTGACGCACTTGTAAACGAAGAAGCTACTCTTTCAGAGGGTTTCAGAAATAAAGCTGGTATAATCTTCGAAGCTGCACTTAAGTCTAAGTTAAGTGAAGAAGTTGAACGCATGGAAGCAAATTATGCTGAAGCGCTTCAAGAGGAAATCGAAACAACTAAAGCCGACCTAGTCGAAAAAGTTGATGGTTACCTAAACTACGTAGTTGAAAATTGGATGGAAGAAAACCGTCTTGCAATTCACAACGGTCTCCGTACTGAAATTGCAGAAGGTTTCATGGAAAAGCTTAAAGATCTCTTCACAGAATCTTATATTGAAGTTCCAGATTCCAAAGTCGACCTAGTTGACGATTTAGCTGAACAAGTTGCATCTCTTGAAGAGAAACTTGACGCAACTACAGCTAATGCAATCGAAATGGCAGAAGAGCTTAACTTGTATAAGCGCTACGACGTCATTCGTGAAGCCGCGCGCGGCCTCGCAGAAACAGAAATTGAAAAGCTAGCAAATCTAGCTGAAGATCTTGACTTTGAATCAGAAGAAGCTTTCGCTGCGAAAGTGAAAACTATCAAAGAATCATACTTCACTAAAAAATCATCTTCTGAATCTATCGCAGAATCATTTGAAGAAGATACTGACGACGATACAGTCGAAGTTTCTGGCGCAATGGCTGCATATGTTAATGCAATTAAGAAAAA